ACCGATCTTCGACACGAGACCTGGGCCCCACGACGCCGGCATCAACGCCAGGGCCGTGTCCGGGTCGGCGGTCCCCGACAGGTTGTCCGCGCCGCCCGCGACGGCGGTGGCGGACAGGGTCACCGGCAGGGTGCCCTCGCCCTCGTCGGTGATCCGGATGTACTTCGACGACAGCGCCCAGGTGACAGCCTCCCCGGTGGTCACCAGCGCCGGGGACGTCTCCGTCACCACGTCGTCAACCAACACGTTGATCACGTAGGAGGTGGTGGAGTTCGTCACCGAGATCTTGACGTGGTCGTCGTACCAGTCCCCTGGCCCGATGGCCGTCACCGTGAGCGTGGCCGCGGCCTCGCTGTCGCCGAGCTCCAGTTCCGCCGACGTCGCCAGCGTCCCCACCACACGGGCGATCAACAGCTCCGTGCCGCCGCAGCGGAAGAACGTCTCCACCGCGTCGTACGTGGTCGCCGCGGTCCCCACCGTCGTCGACCGCTCCCCGTACAGCGCGGTGTAGTCCGACAGGGACTGGACAGGGTTCGCCGGGTCCGGGGTCACAGGACCCCGCTGGGTCTGCGCGGCGACCATCCACCGGCCGAGCCTCTGCCCGGAGGTGACGGGCGTCGCCGCAGCGGCGCTGGTGGTGACGGTGACGCCAGGACGGGGCATCGGAGGCTCCTCAGCTCAGGTCAATGCCGGGGTGGACGGTGACATCGGTGGTGTCGACGGTCACCGTCGACACGGGCTCATCTGGGTCAGCGGGAGGCGTCAACACACCGCCCGTGGTGTCGATCACCGCGGGGACGGTGACCGTGAACTGCTCGATGCACGCGACGATCGACCGGTCCGCGTCCCAGGCGACCTCCTCGATCGCCTCCCGGTCCCACACGCACCCGTCGGCGTGCCCACCCATCGACGGGTGCTGCAGGAACGCTCCGCGGACCGCGAGGCCGTACCAGGACGCCAGCGCGGTGGCCTCGTCCCGGGTGTCGCCCTCGCACACCGCGGCGACGCCGAGGGTGTACTGGGCGGTGACCTTCCCGTCGCCGTGCCGCTCCGGCCGCTCATCGGTGCCGGCGCAGGCCACGACGCACACCGGGAACCTGTCGTCGGTGGTCGTGGTGAACCCCGCGAACGGGGCCAGGGTCACGTCCCGTTCCCTGCCGACCTCGGCGAGGTAGGACGGGCACCAGGTCTCCAGGTGGTCGATCGCCCACCGGCGCACGTCCTCCGTGGCGACCATCGCCCCGTACACGCTCGGCATGTCACCTGACCCCGAGGATGTAGTCGCTGATCAGGGCGGCGGCGCGGGCGGTCGCGGTCTGCGAGACGATCACCGGTGGTCGCCCGCCGTCCAACAGGTACTTCGCGTAGTCGACCTTCGTGGTCAGGTACGCCCCGGATCGGGTCATGTGCCACACGTGGTCGGCGTGCTTGGCGTCGGTGAGCGAGGCCCGCAGTCGGCCGGTCTCGTGCATCACCCTGACGTCCATGCCCAGCCGGCGCTTCCTCGCCACGGTCGAGGGGGCGTCGGGTTTCCACCCGCCGATCGCCGGACCGCCCCGCCCGTACTGGTAGTCGATCGCCCGCATCAACAGCTGGTGCACAGCCTCCCCGGCGGGCCGCAGGTCACCGGCCCGGCCGCCGATCCGCTTGAGGTGGGCGCCGACCGCGAGGCCGCCGCGGTCGTTCACGTCGATCGTGATCCTCACGGCGCCCACCTGACCGCGGCCGCGCGGGCACCAGCAGCGAGGTGGCCCTCCGTGGTGTCCGACCCGGCCCCAGGCACCGGGGGAGCGGACTGCAGCACCACCTCGACGTGGTGCACCCCGCCGCCGAGAGCAGGCCACTTCTCGGGCTTCGCGACCACGTCGTAGACGTCGCCGTCCCACGCCACCCGGTTCCCGATCACGATGTCCAGGTCCAGGCCCGGCTGGGACACCAGCAGCCACTGGGAGGTGACCTCGCGGGCGTTCGTCGCCATCGCCTCCCGGGACGACAGCGGTTGCACCAACACCCCTGAGTAGGCGGTTTCCCGGGCGTTGGCCCAGTCCCGCTGCTCCACCGGCATCCCGTCGACGCTCGTGCGCTGCTCCGCGTCCAACACCACGATCGAATGCGGGAATCCGATCATGGCGTGGTCAGCCACTGCGTCACAGCCACCGGCACCAGCCCAGCAGCATGCAAGATCTCCGACGCCGCCGAACACAGACGCTTCCTGGACGCCGACGCCCCCGACGCCCTGGTCCACGACACCCGGCCGATCGACATGGACTGCATCCCGTCAGCCGCGCCCGTGGTGTCCCCGGACTCGACCATGTACAGGGCCTGCTCGATCGTCGCGTCCCGCAACGCGGCGATCACCGCGGCGTCCGTCGGTGCCCCGTCGTCGTCGACGTTGTACACGGCTCCGATGAGCGCCGCGTCGACCGTGGTGGACGCGACCTCCAGCACCCGATCGGCCGGGGCAGCCTGCCCCGTCCTCTCCGTGTACTCGCTGGAGGTCGCGTACGCCACGACTCACCCCCCGCTGGGCTTCCGCTGCCTGGGCTTGCGGGCACGGGGAGCCGGCGGCTCCTCCGGGGTGACGTTCACGGTCCCCGACACCGGTGACCCGACCGACTCGCTGTCGGGCACCGGGACGACGACCGTCCCGCCCTGGTCGCCGACCTCGACGGTCACCGGCGAACCACCGTCCGGGGCCATGAGGGACCCGGACGGCAGGCCGTCGACCTCCGGGCCGGCCTCGCCGACCACTGTGGGCGTCGGCTCGTCGGCCAGGATGGCCGCCTCGCCCTTCGCGATCCGCTGCGCCAGACCAGGCGGCAGAGGAAGCGAATGGGGGATCACTTGGCCCGATTCGCACCGAACCAGGACGGTGCCGCCCATCACACCGCGGCCGGGACGAGGAACGCCGTGATGGTCCCGGCGTGGTTGGTCTCCACGTCGATGTTCATCGTTCCGTCGCTCTGGACGAACCGACCGGACTCGAACGGGCCGATCCACTGCACGCCCGACGTCGCAGCCACGGTCACCGTGAGGTCACCGAGCCCCGCACCGAACGCGGGCGGGTTGTCGCCCGCCTTGATGGTGATCACGTGATCGGCGCCGTGGGTGTTGGTGACCCTGAGCACGGTCTGCTCAGGCTTCGCCGCAGCGATGTAGTGGTCGGTCGCGGCGTTGAGGGCCGTCCCCGCAGGGTCGGCGAGGTACGAGTTCGCCAACAGCAGCGAGTACGGGACAGCAGTACGTGCAGCCATGGTTCAGCTCCCTTCCGGGGATCAGGTCTGCGAGACGGGGGCGTAGGCCAGGCACTCGGGACGGATCGCCTTCGCCGTCCACAGGTGCAGGCCCTTGACGGCGTCCGAGAAGGACGACTCGGGCCGGTAGGCCTCGACCTTCCGGATCTGCTCGGCGAAGCTGATCGCCAGGTCCACGCCGGCGAGGACCGCGTAGTCGTCACCGTCCACGTTCACGACGTTGTTGGACTTGAGGATGGTGAACCCGGCGGCCTGGCCGACGACCCCGTTGCGCAGGGTCGTGGTGGTGCCGGACGCGGACGCGTCGGTGAACCGGTCGTCGGACAGCAGCCGGCCGTGGAGCCACGGCGGCAGGACCGCCCACCGTCCCTCGGTCGGGACGTTCGCCTCGTCGAGCTTCACGCTCAGGGGGATGACGACGTCGTCGTAGCAGGCGGTCGGGTCGGCAGCGGTCACCGGAGTGGTGGACAGGGTGTTCGCCGCCGGGACCTGCGTGTACAGGCCGGCGATGTAGGTGTCGACCTCGTCGCGGAGCTTGTACGCCGCCCGGCGCATGGCCTCGGGCATCACGTTGCCGCGGGCCTGCCTCGCGTCCACGTCGTCGATCTTGAAGGCGAAGTACTTCGCCTGGTCGATCGTCAGCGTCCGCTGGGCGTCGGTCAGTTCCTCGGGGGTGATCGACGTCGAGTTTGCGGTGTAGTTCCCGATCTTCGGGTCCGAGATCGACGTGATCTTGACGGTGTCGCCGTACTCCTGGATCTCGCCCTCGTAGTCCCGGTTCACGACACCGGGCTGGGCGAAGACATGCGCCTTCTCCAACGCCACGAGAAGGTTCGCAGCCCAGATCTGGGGCCGGAACCGGAGGATTGCCATGGGGTTTCCTCACTGGACGGGGCACGCCATAGCGGCCCGCTGACAGATGGGGGGATGCAGGAGCAGGCGTTGGGGCGCCGCGGCCCTACCGCGGCGCGTGCCTGATCCCGGCCCCGGGCCCTGCCCGCCTGGCCGGCGACTCCGTGCGAGGTGGCAGCCTCAGCTGCCGAGGAGGTTCGTGAGCCGGCCCTCGTCCTGGGCCTTCACGATCTCCTGGGGGGTCATCGACGCCAGCTCGGCCTCGGTGACCTGACGGGGACGTGTCCCCGCGCCCGACATGTCGCCGCCGGACCTGCCGGCGGGCTTCTTGTCGGTCTTCTTGCCCTCGTCGGCCGTCTCGGTCGCGGGGGACATCCGGTACCGGGCGTTCTTCTTGACCGCCTCGGTGATGAGGTCCTCGACGTCCTCGGCGAACGCGGGGTCCGCGGGGTCGAGGCCCTTGAGCTTGGCCGTGAACGCCTGGGAGTCCAGGAGCGCGTCGGGGTCGCCGCCGAGCTTCGGCGCGAGCCTGAGCACCTGCATCTCGACCCTTCGGGCCTGTTCGGCCGCGCGGGCTTCCTCGAGCTGCGCGGCGAGCTTCACGGGATCCGGCTTGTCGTCCTCAGCGAGGCCGAGGGCCTTCTGGACCGCCTTGAGGGTCGCCTCGGTCTTCTCCCGCTCCGCCTTCGTCTGGCCCTTGAGGTCGGCGGCCTCGCGGCGGAGCCGCTCGATGGTGCGCTTGGCCCGATCGGCGTCGAAGTCGCCGTCGATGACGGGCTCCCGGTCCTTCTTCCCCTGGTCGCCGGGCTTCGCGTCCTTGGCCTTGCTGTCGCCGCTGGCCTCTTCGGTGCCATCGTCCTGCCCGGTGTCGTCACCGGTAGTGTCGACGTCCTCGACCTCGACGTCTTCGCTGGTGGTGTCCTCGGTGCCCGAGCCCTGCCCCATCACCGCTCCTCGATCTTCGACTCGCGTCGCCCACTAGGCGGCGCCACGGCCCCTGGCCGCTGTCCTGCGTGCTCGTTCCCTGGTGCGTTGTGTCAGCCGTCGTTCGTCGGCGAGCATCCGGTCGATCGCCCTGATCCGGGCCGCCATGGAGGCGGCGAGGCGCCCGGCGGCGACGTCGGATTCGGTGCGGCGGATCAGCCGCTTCGCCAGGCCCCACTCGTCGGGGACCGAGCCGCAACGGCAGTGCCGGTGCAGCGGTGGGCCACTGACTGCGCGCCCGGCACCGGCCCACTGGCCCTCGCCGTCCGCGTACGACGCCACCGGGTAGAACGGCTGCCCCGGCAGGGCCACCGACCCCGCGTACTCCGCGCACACCGGGCAGCACCCCGGGCGGGTCACCCACACCCTGGCGACACCCAGTTCGTTCGTGACCGCCGTGAATCCGACGTCAACCGACCGGGTGGTGATCACCGACACGGCGGCGTCGACCTCGGACAGCACCGCGGCGATCCGGTCGATCACCGCCTCCAACTGGGCGGGGGTGCGCACCGGGAGCCGCATCACCGCCGACGCGGACAGGCGGGCGTGCATCCGGATCGGCGTGTTCATCCGCAGCAGCGTCTGCCGGATCCCCTCGTCAGCGAGTGGCCGCAACCCGGGCGGGGGGACGCCGCCGGCGAGCCTGGCGCCGAGCCGCACGCCCTCGTCCACCGCGGGGCGGAGCGTGGAGTGCAGCGCCGGACGCAGGGACCGCAGTGACCTTGCCGCGGCCCGCCTGGCTTCCATGAGCCGGTCGGGGTCGCCCTGCGCCGTGGTGATGTCCGCGCGGAACTGGGCCTGGATCTGCGCGAGGTCCGCCCCGATCCTGGCCCTCGCCGCGTCCCTGACGCTGGCCTCGAAGGCGTCGATCGCGGCTCGCCGGTCCCGGAGCGCGTCCTCCCACGCCGCCACGGGCTACTCCTCGTCGGGCAGCTCGTCGTCCGGGGCCTCTTCGTCTCCGGCCGCCTGCGGCACCCGGTTGGCGATGCCTTCCTCGCGCTCCAAGCGCTGGATCTCCTCGCCGATCTGCTTGTCCGACCAGTCCGGGTGCAGCATCCGCACCGCGGTCTCGATCGACACCACCCGGGCGTCGCGGAGCATCTGCACGGTGGTCGCGGTGTCCATCGGGTCGACGAACACGGCCTTCGGCCACTCCAGCCGGGGCTCGGCGACCATGACCTGGTCCGGGCCGAACTGGGCGACGTCGATCTCGAGCATCGTGCCGATGAGGTGGACCAGCTGAGGACTCATGTAGTTGATCTTGCGGCGGCGGGTGAGCATCGACCGACGCTCCCGAGACATGACCTCCGTCGCGGTCTGCGCCACCTGCCCCGTCCCGGACAGGGTCTGCATCGAGTACCCGGCGTTGCGGACGACCTGCTCCAGGATCTCCGCCGCGGTGTCCCGGTGATCGGCCATCCGGATCTCCGGCTGGACGAGCTCGGGGAACTGCCGCTCCGGCTGCGGGCCGAGATCCATCGGCACGAAGATCTCCTGGTCCAGGTCGAACTTCGCGCCCTGCCCTTTCCCGAGGGTGACGAGCATGTGCTGGGGGACGATCAGCCGGGCCTTCGCCAGGCGAATGTCCCGCATCCACGACGACCACGTCTCGTCGAGGACGTCCATGAGGCCCTCGACGCCCTGGTAGTCGCTGCGGCCGAGGTTCGTCGCCCACGGCTCGTCGTCCCACACCCGGTTCGGGCGCATGTTCGGCACGTACGCGCACGTCAACCGCTTGGTGCCGGTGACGACAGCGTCCCCGTCATCGACAGTGATGTCCGACGTCTCCGGGAACCCGCCGAGGTCCACGCGTCGACCGAGCCGCTCCCCGTCACCGACGTACACGCCGTGCAGGATCGCCCCGGGCTCGTGCCGCTCCAGGTGCCGGACAACGTCCTTCCCGCCACCGGTCGGCAGGACCCGCCAGAACGTGGCCGCCGACAGCTGGTCCCACCGCCACTCCGGGACAACGGACTCCTGCGTGGACCACGTGATCCACGGCCGTGGCCGCAGCGCGTCGTCCCACACGATCCGCCCATACGCGCCGCCTCCGGCCGATGCCCGTTCCCCGCCCTCCCGGGCGGAGGTCCACATGCCGTCCGTCACGTAGAAGTCGAGGCGCTTCTGCGTGGCGTCGCTACCACCGACGACCGTCAGGGACGGCGGCTCAGCGAACAGAAGGTCCGCCGAGACCGCGGAGATGTCCGAGGCGATCGGCACGTGCAGCTTCGTCCGCAGCTCACCCTCAGGGGTGGTAGCCGACCAGAACATGCGCTTCAGAAACCCCAGCGCGCCGCGCTGCCGCTCGACATCGGCGAAGAACCGCCTGACCCGGTGGTTCGACCCGTACACGCCGAGCTCCGACCCGTACACCTCGGCCAGCTTGTCCGGGGAACCCGTGTACCAGGCGTTCCATGCGCGGAGGTCGTCGTCGATGGCGAGGGTCTGCTTCGGGGGCCATGGGGTGTTCCCGCCGTCGGGGAGCGGCACCGGGCACCCCCTCCGGTGTCACGCGGCCTGCGCCAGCAGCGGCCGCCACATGGACTCGGTGGTCTTCGTGCCGTACCTGGCGGCGTCCAGGCTGTGGTCGTTCGCCTTCACCGGCTTGTCCTCGCCCAGCAGTGCCGCCTTCGAGTCCCACACGTAGCCAGGGAACTCCTCGATCAGTCCCGTGCACCGCTCCGCCACCGCGAACTGCCCGTTGGCCAGAAGCGACGACACGACCCGGATCCCGTCCAGGACCGCGTTGTCCGCCGGCCACGGCGACATCCCGTCCCGGTGGCACTGTGCGATGAACGACTTCGACGACGGGTCGATGACCAGGTACGGCGGCTCGACGTCCCGCAACTGCTCCAGCTCCGGCCGATCCGGGGTCGGCGCGGTGAGCCACTCCCGCACGTGACGCGCGTACTCCCCGTCGGTGAGCTGCCGACCGCGGTCCTTGGACTCCCACCGCCACTCGCTGACCGCGTACAACCGCTTGTCGATCCCCACACCGAGGAGCACCGCAGAGAACGGGTTCACCGTCCCGTAGTCCACCCCGGTCGAGATCCACCGGGTGATCTGCGGGACGTCCCGCACGACATGCCGGTCCGGGTCCCACATGTCGTACACGGCGCCCTCGGCCAGGCACCACTGGCCGAGGATGAACCGCCGGTACCACAGGCCCGTGTACTGGCGGCGCAGCAGATCCTTGTACTCCTGGTCGAGGACCGGGTTGTCGTCCAGCACGAAGGCGAACGACACCACCCCGGCCTCGGCGCCGCGGAGGATGAACTCTTTGTTCAACCAGTGCGTCGGATTGTCAGGGTTAGTCGTGGCGAGGAGCCGGTTCACTGCCTTCGGCACCCGCAACCGGGACAGCAGCATCATCCAGAACCCGTACGGCATCAGCGTGGCCTCGTCGACCATCGCCAGGCTGATCGTCGCCCCACGGATCCTGCCCTCAGCCCGCACATCGTTCGCACCGATCAGGTGCACAACCCGGCCGAGGATCACCGCCGTCGACGACCCTGTGGTGTGCTTCACGGCCTTCGCGACCAGCCCGAACACCGCCGGGTCCATCAACGGGTTCAGGATGTTCCGCTCGATGGTCTGAAGAGTGCGACCGCAAACCACAATCAGGCCCGACCTGGGCGCCGAGCGCACCGCGATCAGGAACGCGATCAGCGACGCGAACGTCTTCCCGGACGACACCGGCCCGTGCCAGATCGCGACCTTCTGATCCTGGGAGAACGCGATGGACTCGATCTGCTTCCGCGACAGCTTCCCCAGCAGGTGATCAAGCGCCGACATGGTCGGTGTCGCCGGCGGGCTCCCGCATCGCCCGCGCCACCTTGGACAGTGCTTCCCCGATCGCGTCGATCGTCGACGCCGCCTCACCGGTGTCATCGCTGCCAGCACCCGGGAGCAGGTTCAACCCGAGAAGCCTGGCCCGCTGCTCCTGGATCCGCAGCGCCCGGTCGATCGCCTTCAGGTCGCCGTCGATCGCGGCCTTCCACACGGCGAGCAGGAGCCGGTCAAGCCGCTCACACTCCAGCGTCCGCAGCTCGTCGGCCTGCTCCTGAACAGCGGTCTTCAACGCGCTGGTCACGGCCTTGTGAGCGCCGCCGCGGTTCGCGTACCCGATCTGGTCAGCGATCTGCTCGTACGACGCGCCGGCCCGGCGGAGCTCCAGCGCCCGCCGCTTCCGCTCCGCCGCCGTGAACTTCCGGGTCTGCCGGGCGTTTCCTTCTTTGGTCTCCCTGGCCATCGGGTCACCTACCGGCGACTGGGCACGGCGGGTCGGCCGTGAAGTCCCACGGTTCCCCGGTCCGTTCCAGCACCGGGTCGAGGGCCGTGGCGTCCTGCCACCTGCGGCAAATCACGTCGCAGTACCCGGGGTCCAGCTCGATGACCCTGGCCTTCCGGCCGGTCAACTCGCAGGCCAAGAGTGTGGTGCCGGATCCGCAGCACGGGTCGGCGACGAGGTCACCGCGACGGGTGGAGTTGGTGAGCGCCCTGGTGACGAGGTCGACCGGCTTCATCGTCGGGTGGTCAGCGGACCGCTTGGGCCTGGGGATCTCCCACACGGTGTCCTG